TTGATAAGCACCGGCCGCATCAGACGAATATGGTCCTGACGTATTGATTATGCGAGGATGTTCATCAAAATCGGAAAACTGTGCGCCAGTAAACATTGTCGTGTATCCACGATCTCCCAGAGTCCCTTCACCAAACCGAATGGCCGAGCTGAGCTTTTGCCAGCCAGGTGTTTGGGTTTGATATTTGGCTCCACGTACAGGCCATGAAGACGGACCTCCAATGGCTCTGTGAACACGTTGTCGGGTACCTAAGTTGTAAATCAGATTCTTTTGTGCAGGTGTAAGCTCCTGCTCAAATGCTCCGATCGCCTCTGGAACTTTAAGTTCTTCAAAATCAGATATTTGACCTAATTCTTTGAACCTGTTTCCAATCGCATTGTAAAATTTAATGGGGTGCATACGCAAAATGCGACTAGCCCTATTTGCCACTTCGTCATATTGGAAGTTTCTTCCTCCGAATCTTTTTACTATATTATTAAATTCAGAGACACTATAATATGCTGATGGATCCTCAAACTTATTTTTGTTAGTTGGATCTAACGCCTTTGTGAGTTGTTGCAAGCGTTGCCTTGCTACGTCTGGGTTACCTTTTTTAGTGAACCTTTCTTCTATTTCAGGGTATGAATCAGCAAGTTTTCCTGTCTGGCCGTTTGCTTTTCGTTCTTTCTCTAATCTTGCTTGCTCTTCTACAAAGGCGCTTTTGGTCATTTCAAAAGCTGTAAGTTCAGGGTTCTGATCATTGGGGTTAAGTCTTGCAGTTGCAAGGTTCGCCGCATACAGCTCTTGCTGTTCAATGACCTTCGCTCCGACTGTCCAGTTGTATGACTTATCTGGTTTAAAAGTGACATCTTGCTTTACAAGGTCTTCTACCAGTTGGTTGTATTTGTCAGCATTTTTTTGTCTAGCTTGATATTCCGCTGAGCTAATTTGTGGAGCAATACGAGCCTTTACATCAGCAGGGTAGTATTGAAGATCTTCTTTGCGGAAAAGACCTGCATCAACTAGACCTTGTGCTCTATCGAAAATCTTTTGTCGCTCTAAAGCATCAACGCTTAAGCTTCTAGCAAAGTCATCTAGTTTTTCACTTCGACCAAGACCAGCCTTAATAAGTGCGTCTTGAGCATCTTCGATGTTCTCTTTTGTGACACCATCTGGATCAGCTACAAACGATTCAATGAAGCGTTGCTCGGCTAAAGACTTAGCTTTTTTGTCTTGATAAACACGGAAGTCGTAGTCCTTTTTTTCAGCAGCTCGTAGCGCCACATCAACAGGAGCCAGTTCACGAGCAAACTCAGCACCGATTGTCGTTTCCTTACCTGTCCCTTTATGGGTAAATTTATGTGTCCTAAGTTTAGCTAGTACTGCCGGTTGCAGCAGCTTGTTTTCAGCAAGAAACTTAAGCTCTTCTCCAATCTCTTTCCGTGTCAGAACACCTGATTGAACGCTTTGGAGAAAAGATTCACCGGGTGTCGAGCCATTAAGACCCTGGAGAAGAGTTTGCTTTGCTTCCTGTGTCCGTTTAGCTAAAAGCAACTGACGGTTTTGGGTCAGCCAAAGTTTTTCATCTGCGTTCTCGTATTGACGCATGGCTGGGAAAAGATGCTTAATTAGAATCTTTTCACGATCTTTGAAGTCACCAAATTTTTTGAGAAACTGCGTACGGTGATAGCTCATCCATGCCGCACGTTGGGAGCGGTCTGGTGAGTCATAATGAATCTCTTCGCCACCGATGGTGATTGTCGGACTGCTTAATTTTGCAGCTTCTATGTAGCTGCCATATCCAGCCGACTCTCGCTGTACGGTCCCGATCGTCCTTCCATACTGGTACCACTCACTATTGTTTTTAACACGCTCAGCAGATGCTGGGTCCACACCAGCAGCAGTTCGGTTGAAATCACGTTCTTGCTGACGATACTCTTCTTCCTGACTATCAATATCTGACGTGTCTTCGTCGCCTTCTTCCCAAGCGTCAAGAACACCTTTAAGCTTCTCTTTTTCGTTCTTTTTCTTTTGTTCTTCTACTAAAAAGTTAGTTACGCTTTTAGCAAGGCCAGCCAATGCTTTGAGATCAGCGCCAGCATTTTGGGCGTTGATAATATTTGTTTGATTGTTTGCATTGATAGAAGAGTTTAAGAGATCAATATCTCTTTGAACGATCTTGTTAGCCTTATCAATTAGTGGTGAGTATTGAGGTGTTGGATCATAGCTAAGGGCACTACCACCTCCAGTTACACCGGTATAGGAATTTGTCATTAGCCTGGTTTAAGTGAGTTATGTGTTTGGACACCCCCGATTGCAGCCTGTCCAAGACCTGCCACCAAACTGAGAGTAGATGGACCTTTGACGTACTGAATGTCCTGACTAGGAGCCGGTCCAGGACGATAAGGGTTAGCAACACCCGCATACAGCTTTTGACGCTGTGCGTTTGCTTGTCTGACAGTCTCACGGTCGCGACGGAAGGAAGCGATACGTCCACGCTTTCTATTAGCCATGAGAGCGCCTTCTGCTCTACCCATTGCCAAGAGCTGATTCTTACCAGCTGACCTGGCACGACCACCTTCGTTGGATCTTTGAGCAAGCTGACGTTTAGCTGCTAGTTCGGTTAAAGCAAGTGAAAGCTGATCATCAGCATCTTGTTCTTTTAGTTGTTCTTCGGAAATAGCGCGGCGGGCTGCCATAGCAGCAGCATCCTGTTGGATTTCCGCATCAATCTTTGCAGTGCTGTATGAGGCAACACCCTGAAGTGTGTCTAGCTCAAACTGTCGATTTCTTTGATTTGCTTTTGCGGCAATAGCTTTGTTTTGTGCAGCGGCCTGGGCTTGTGCTTGCTGGTGAGCACCGATGGCCCCGAGAGCTGATGATCCAAAACTAGCTACGCCGAGAGCTACTGGATTGCACACGGCAAAATTCTATAAAGGGTAAGTTATTCGGTCCATAGTCAAGTTCACGTAGAAACTTAAACCCGAGGAACCTGAGAAGCTTGAGGTGAACGGTATTACGTTTATCAGCTATGTTCCAGAGGAGCTTCTCCGTTCTACCTTCTACATAGCGTTTCGCTTCTCTTGCAAACGTAACCGGATATTTTTCAATGGCAGGTGTGCAAAGCATCCAGATGTCTCCAGATTGACCCACACCAGCTACGCCAGCGACCTCACCGCTAGGGACTGTGAAATAGACAGAGCCTTCTAGCGTTGAAGCTTGTATAAGTGCTCTCACCGGATCATGTCCATGACCCTCGGAAAGTTCGCTTCTGTCGTCTGGCCGTAGATTGCGGGCCACCTGATAGGCAGCCCACGTTGTAATGGGGTGGATGTATTTAGACACGCTTGTGATACATGGGTGTGTAATCACCCTCCCAGCTCATCGAATGCAATGATGCTGGACCAGGGTGTGTTGAATTCATTTCGATATTGAAGTTCTGATTCCTTTCGTAAATAGGAAGCTTTACTGTCTTTTCTTCAATTACAGGCATATCGCTTTCGCCGTAGTAGTCAGCAATGGTTGAATCAAAGGTATTTACAAAGTCAGACTTACCTGCTCTATAAACTTTGAACTCAACTGTTCCTACAGCTCCATAACGGATGTTTGCACGCTGTACTGTAAGTGAAGCATTTACGTCTGCTGTCGTCTTATCGCCTGACTTTTGCTTCACATAAATCTTAGGCATTTCTACCTTGAACGTAAAGTTGTTGCCAATAATCAGGGTTTTGTTAGCAAGGTTTCCGGTGAAGGTATGGGTAGATCCTGAGGAACTTTTGGCAGCGAAGGTGCTCCCATCTGAAGGGTCCACCACAGCGACATTCGTGTTAGAAGGACCACTCCAATTAACAGTGGTGATGTTATTGCTAGCGTCGTAAGAACCAGCTGTAATACTCTGACTCGCATCGAGGTGGATTTTATATTCGGTAGCCTGTCCATAAAAGTTGTTAGGTCCGGGTACTATTCGGTTACTATCTTTTTTTATTAGTTGAATCTCGTAATACTTGCCTGTATCAGAGATTAAAAGGAGAGCATCGTCTAAGACAAAAGCGTACTCAATGTCGTACGGAAGTTCCCATCGGAACCATGCAGACTGAACACGTTTGTCACCTGTGTTGTAGTACCGGTATCCATAGACATTGTTTGTGCCTGATTTAGAGAAAAAGATTGTGTTGTTTTCTCTACTATTTATGACGATGTCTAAATCATTAGGAAGTAGTGATTGGACAATCTTCGTCTGATCAATGATCTGTGGCTCGCCTTCACGCCGTATGTCAAACATCTCAAAGAACCGGCCATACACGCCAGCACTGTCTACAAAGCCGATCGTCGTTCCTAGTGAAATAGGAGCCGCTTGCGGGCTATAGCGATAGGTAGAGATGTTGGAAAGCTTTCCGGTGTCAGGAGTCAGCGTGTCACTATCCGTATGGAGCATGAACTGCTGAGACTCTGAGAAGATGATCAAGCCAGTATTGGTTTCGATCGAATCTAAGAACCGTGTTGGTTGCGTAGAACTAGCTTGTATGTCAATCGGATCGTTTGGTCCAATCGTCAGTGCCGACTGTTGGAAGAAGTTGTAGACATCACCGCCTTGGCTGAGTACAACGTTGTCTTCTGTAAGGAATCCCAGCCTATTTCTATGGAAGAAGGTCTGTGAAATCTTGTTTCCAATCAGTGATGGCACAGGGTTTGTTGTGTCGTCGCCAACAGCTCTTGTCACCCATGGTGGAGAGCTTATTTGGAATTGTCCGTTTGCCTGTCGTTGGATTTGGATAGGCAATGTAGAGGCATCTAAAGTTGTCTGAATACCTGGCGCTGCACACTCTTCCCAGAAACCAGCACCGTCAGCGTCGTTAGCCCCTTTGAATTGCAGGTAGTAGTCATCCTCAAGTGAGTCATCACTGTTGGAGACTTGCACAATCATGTTGTGCTTACATTGCCTAGGTAGCTCAGACGGATCGTTGATTGTAAGTGTTGTGATCCGCCATAGGTCTGGCTGACTCGTCTCAACACGGAATGGATTGCTATCAGCTAGAAAGATCCCGTTGCCAATTCGTTGGACTGTACTCAGGTTGATCTGACCCATGCCGCTTCCTTGCTGGGCTTGGCTCAGAATTCCTGCCGGAGACACATCAACGTTTGCATCGAACGACGAGGGTGCGGGTCTGAAAAACCCACGGTCGTTCTTTGAGTTGATTTGTTGAATGGTCTTGATTGTGACTGTGTAGTTCACACCACGCATCTGAACGGTCACCGTGTTGTTAGGTGCCCAGCCGTAGCCACCGTTTAGAAGCTCAGCAGTCGTGTTGTAGATACCGACGTAGTCATTAGCGTTGATTTCGGATCCAGGGTTGGTCTGAACGTTGACCTGTCCTGTGGTGGTAAGTCGGAATACAAGGTGTTTTCCGTTGCCAGAGCTGACTGTGAAGATCTCAGTAGCCTGATGCTGCAACGCCGGATCTATGCCTGTCTGGCTGTTGTCTCGGCTAATAGAGGTAAAGCCATTAGGGGGCGTCCCTTTAGGCGGGAGGTCCACCTTGATAGACGTTGCTCGTCCTGTGTTGGCAGGACCGACGATCGAGTCTTGTGCCGTTGGAGTGGAGACAGAGAACTCGTACTCACGTCCGTGACCGGTTTGCCGAAGTTCGATATAGGCCTGGTACGTCGGGTTCCTAGCAGGCGTGGTGGCAGAAGTCATAGCGACTGTCTTGCCTACGTTGGTCACGAAGGTGGTATCAGCAACCGTCAGGAACTTCAGGTCGTTGGTTGAGTGAGTCAGATATGACGTTGCGGAACCGTTGACGGTCACAGCCGTGCCATCACTGGCTTTCCAAATGTTGACGTTGCCGTTTGTTTGGATCTGCCCGATATAGGCACCTTCGTTTGCATCTCGGTAGTAGCTGAACCACGAGCCAGTCGTAGTAGCTCCTGAAAGAGAAGCAAGGAAACGACTACCGCTCCGCTTTACCAGACCATCAGTGATGTCAGGTAAGCCATTGCATAGGTCTTTTACCTGACCAGGAAGCATCAGCTCATCAGGTTGTTGTGAGATGCCAGAAATGAATCCAGAGATAGTCTGAGTAATACTTGCCATTAGCGACGTAGAGCGTGGTGTGGTTCAAATGCTGTATATGAGGTTCCATCGGGCCAACCCATAAAACTGTGGTCACCCATGTCGCATTCGTATTCAATACATGCGGCTTTGGCTTGTGCCTCTTGTGATGCCAGAAGTTGTACGAGCTGTGGGTTTGCGATCAGTTGAGTAGCAGCGCGGCCAGCAGCGCGATAAGTGATGTATCGCTTAAATACAGAGGGGAGGTCGTTGAATTCGTAGAGAGTGACAATATCCAGATAGAGATCAGTTGTAAATACATCAGTGTGTTCCACTTTGTCGTACAGGCGACCGTTGCGGACAACGACGTTTTTTGTACGGATATTTTGTCCGTCGTGAATGTCGTAACGGATAACGTTTGCAGGGACTGGAAAGTGCCCGTTTACGTCAGGAGTAAATTGATAGTTTGTTTCAGTGTTATATGACCAGCCTTCGCTCTGAACATCCACGTTGACTTCTCGCAAGAGATTATGAATGAAAGAGATCTCAGGGTTGGTAAAATCAAGGGTGGTTACTGGAGCTTGACCGATACTCCCCAGAATGGAATTAACTGCGGATAGTTCGGTATCGAGTGAAATCGTTGAGGGAGTAGATGTCATAAAAAAAGGGACCTCCGAAGAGGCCCCAATAGAGAGAACAATAAATTGATCAGAAAGCAGAAGGTGCAGTAGCGCCCACGTACAGCTCACAAGCGGCAGCGGGGTTCAGGTAGTCAGCGCCCATAGCCAGACGGCCAAGGATCACGTCGCCCTGATAGATGACGGACACGTCGCCGCTGGTCACTTGGATCTGGGGTCCAATGGTTTCGACAACGCCGGCAGCTTCCTTCTGGAAAATAATTCCGCAGGACTTAGCGCCGAACTCGGCAGCGGTGCCGTAGTCGTTGTTGATGCCGGTGGTTGCGCCGGAAGCATCTTCGAGAGCAGGGTTCACGAAGTCGCCGGTGTTACCAGGATCGGTCTCACCAGTGGTGCCGCCGTACTTGGTGCCGTACTTACCCAGGAACGGAATGTTCATGGACTTGAAGATTTTCACGCCGGCAATTTCGATGACGCCGCCACCGCCTTGCAGAGCGGTTCCTTGTGCGTCTCGATTCACCAATCCGTTCGACCCTACTTCCTGGATAAGTGAATAATATTGGCGGGGGTTAAGTACAGCTACCCGACCCTCGGAGCTAACACCTTTTTCGTCCATTGCTGCTGCTGCGTCATAGAAAGCAGACACCAAAGCAGTAGAGGAGAAAGCGTCAGACTCGTTGGTACCAGTGCCAACTCGGATCTGGGTGCCACCGGGCTCCTTGAAGTTAGTTGCACTAACAGGGGAAGCCTGACGAGCGCCACGGGAGATAGCACGGAAGATCAGACGGTCATACTTTTCGGCAAGAGCGTAGCCGATTTTGCGGGTGATTTCACCACGCAGCTCATAGTGAGCAAGAGTTTCATCAAGCTCAAAAACGAACGCGGAGCTAACCAAGAGGTCGTCAACCGTGATCGTCTTCTCAGCCACCGGGGGCGCACCGTCGGTGTTGCCCAGGACGCTGTTTCCAGGAGTCAAATACTCCGAACCGAGACGGCCGGTGTAGACGAACTGGAGAGATTTGCCGTTCTTAAGGGTGCGCTTCATCACCAGATCGCGAGCGATGGTGTTGTGCTGGAAACCCTTAAACATCTCGCCACTTGCGAGCTTGAGATACAGGGCTCGCTTATCACCAGCCAGATTTGCCTGGCCGAGTTGAGTAAGCTGAGCCGGATTAACAGAAGACTGATAAGCCATTTCAGATTAAAAGGTAAAAGTTGATATACGAACTCCGAACGTTCAGAAAAATTTTTGTGGTCTTTTCCCACCGTCATGACGGCGAAGGGTATCTTCCGTAGAAGGCCAACGCCAAAAGGAAAGGGGTCCTACTCCGAGGTGCCCCAGTCCTATTTAAGGGATGCAGCCGCTCACGCGCTGACACTGCTGTAGCCATCCCTTAGTGGCTGTAACGGACCATGCTCCTTAATAAGGTTTACATAGTTATGGTTGGTTTCTCACGCCTACCACACGCATATTCTA